GGACATATCTAAAATGTCCTTTCCTTCGCTTTGATTAGAAATGTTTGTTGTGCTGTTCGGAGCTGTTCCGCTCATTTCGTCTTTTGCAGTATCGTTAGCAACTTTGATGTTGTGTTTTGCCAAAGTTTCTTTAACCACTGAATTACGAAATTCGGACACAAGATTAATGAATAAATCTGTGTTTAAATCCGTTCCAGCAAGTTTAAATGCTTCGCCGTAAAGATTAACAAAGCTAGGATTGTTAAATTCTTCGGGGTAACGAGCAATTTCGTTTTGTAAAAATGTAGTAGCTTGAGCTTCTAATTGTTGACGATATGCTTCTTCTTGCTTAGCACTTACTTGTCCTTCGTAAAGGGATAACTGTTTGGCAATTGCTTTGTGAGTAGCTACTGTAAACTCACCGTCAATGATTTCTTTTAAGTCGTCTGTTGGGTTTTGTTCGTATTGGTCTAACAATTTTGCAACTTCGTCAGGATAATCACACTCTTGTAGATGTTGCTTGTAAAGTTGAACTTCAATACTTGCAAGATTTCTTGTTGCTTGTTCTTGAGCTTGAGCATTGTTGTATGCTTCAACTGTTTCAAAGCCTTTGCTTTTAACAAACTCAAGTTGTTGTTTTTCAAGTTCTTCAAGCCTTTTAGCTTTTTCTCTAAGCTCGCCTAATTCGCCTGATTGTTCACCTAGCTTGCTTTCAAGATTTTTGTAACCTTCTAAAGCCTTTTCCAATGTGTCGAATTTTGGCTTATCTTGCTTTTGTTGTTGATTGTTATCACTGTCGTTAGGTTCGTTTTCATCATCAGACTCAAAATTATCTTCATCATCTGAAGGTTCGTTGTCTAAATTGTCTTCCGAATTGTCTAAATCTTCGTCTAGTGATAAATCATCATCATTGTTTAAATCTTCATCTAATAATCCCATTTTTTACTCCTAATCTTTATCTTCAGTTCTTTTCCTATAATCTTCATAATCGCTAACCCATTCATCAGTTAGCTTGATTAGCTTTAACATTCCTCTCAATTCATCAGAAGCAATCGAGCTTGTAGCTCTGTTAACAATTTCATCTAACTGTTGAGAGCGAATATGTTGATAAGTTTCAGATTTTGCTAGTGTATATCTGAACTTTAATAATTCACTATCCATTAATATTCATTCCTTGTTGAGTGTTGTCTTGTTCGTCTTCGTTAGGGTCAATGCCAGCTTGCTTCATTTGTTCAACATTGCTGATTAAATCTTGAATTTCAGGTTGTTTTAATAAGATGTTTTGGACTTCCTGAGGAATTTGAGCTTGTTCATCAATAAATCTTTCAGGATTTTCAACATCTTTTTGTTCTAGATACCAAGTAAATAATTCGTGAGCGTTCAAAGGTAAGAATTGTGCAAATTCACGACACGCTTGTACTACTAAATCAGCTTTGCTAGATTTTTCAGCTGTGACTGTTCTGTCTGAATATGTATATTTGTAATTTCCTTGTCTGACAGTATCGTCTATTTCAATTTCTTCTTTTTTGTCGTCTTTGTTAACGTAGATTTTATCAATCTCGCCGATTTTGAAATCAGCACATAATTTAGCTACATTTTTAACCATAGGTACAATTAGATATTGATTGATAGAATCAATAATCATTGACAATCTTGTCATCTGCCCGTTGGTTTTTGTTGAAATTTCAGTTGCTGTCTTTTTATTAAGAACATCAAGTTCTTTTGAATAGATGATCTTATCAGTGCTCTTTGTTCGTCCGCGCCAACCATATTAGGGAATATGCCTGAAACCTCAGCCATTAAGTCATTCAAGAATGAAATATCATTTAGAAATACTGAAACGTTAAAATCTAATTGTTTGAATAGGTTTTTAATGTCCAAATTATCACCGTATTCAATAACCTTACCTGGATAAAGTTTAATCTCATCACTTTTTAAAAATCCTTTAGGCGCTAGGATAGGTGGATTTTCTGCTAACGCTTGCATATCGCAAGTTCTATTGAATAAATCCTCTTGCATTTTCGCTAACTCTAAAATGCAATAAAGAGGTGAGATACCTCTCTTTGTTTTAGGGTCTTCAATCAAATCGTGATAAATAAATGGATTGATTAATCGGAAGTTATCTTTAAATCTAACCACATATTTACGTGCAACAATTACACAATGCCAATTCTTTAATAGCGTGCCGTCTTTAAGTTTAAGATTGCCCCAATGTTCAAGAACTTCAACAGTTGAACCGTTTACAACTTCATCAGCTAAGTCTTCTGAGTCTTGATTTTGTAAATCTTCTTGCTTGTCGCCAGCAGATGTGATTAAATCTCTAATTTCTCTTGCTGTGTCTTTGTCGATTTCGTAATATTGATTGTTGATGATATCATCAGGCACTTTGTATGATTTAAAAATCTTAGGGCAATCATCCCAATTTGTTTTTTGCGTAACATCAAAAACAAGCGAAGCTGGGTTAACAGGTATTACGTAAGGATTGTCGTAGATTGTACGAGTATCAACAATTACATTTTCACCGTTTTTAATTGCTTCTGCAACTTTAGGAAGGTTAGCTATGTCTTCTTTAAACAATGCTTGGAAGAAATTTACAGACCTTCTGTATAGCTCTTCCTTTTTCTTCCAACCGCAGAAAGCTGTTAAAGAGCCATAAATCATAGCGTAATCCATAATATCATCTAGCGTGTTAGATATGTTCATTTTTTCGAACACATCAACTAGAAAAGACTTTTGCTTTGATGATGTAGAGTCAGAGTCGGAATTTTCACCTGAAACATCAAACATAGAATTGATTGAACTGTAAATATTCTTCCAAATAAAGGCTTTAAGTGTTTGATAAAACATAAACGCTTTAGCCATATTAATTTTAGTCTTCCAGCGTTCTTCTTTTGATTTAGGCAATGAGTCTTTGTTGAAGAAAATCTCTTTTTCTAATTGATTTGCCATTTGACGATTATTAAACCAAGCCTTGTTATATCTGTCATAATCGCTAGCAATTTGTAGAGCAAGTTCTGCTTGTTCAGGCTTACTCAACTTTTTAACTTTATTTTCTTTTTCAACTAAATACTCAAAACTCATATTTTAAAAACCTTTAAGGCTTCAGGGTGGGAAAGACTGCCACCCCTATCCTTTTAGTGTGCATATACAGGAGAAAACAAACTCCTTAAATCTTGCTAATATCTAAACCTTTAATAACCGTTATCTCTGGTCTTGTCTCGTCTTTTTGCTCTTCGCCATTTTTAATATTTAGCGACTCGCGCTGACACATCTGCAATTTGCTAATTGCGTTTGCAAGAGCTTCAACGCTCTTTGCGGTAATCTTTTTACCTGATTGAACTTGCTCAAGATACTTAAGCGTTAAATCATTTACCAGCTCGCACAAATTATTAGTTAACTCTAAATGCTTTTCAGTTGCTTTTGCTTTCTTTTCAGAAATAGACTCAGCGACTTTTTCTGTTACCTTTTCTTCAATTTTGTGCTTGTGCTTTTTCTTTTGCTCAACCCAACCCTCATTTCGCATATGCTTTGCAATTGATGAGCGAGAGGTGATACCTTTATACTTTTCTTCAAGCATTGAAAGAGAATAATTTTTTAAGACATAATCATTTCGGATTTCAACCCAATCAGCTTTTTGTGTTATCTTTTGTGTTTCTTTTTGTTCTTCCATATAAAAAGCCTTTTCTGTGTGGGGTAAAAAAAGAGAAGCCTTTACGGCTTCTTGCACCTTAATAAAGAAATCTCATTTAATTTATGTCAGTTCTGTATCTATATTCCTTTTTGCTAGTAAGGTCTTTTTGACCGTTTAAATCTTCTGCCCAAGTTTCGTATCCGATTATCTTATTGTTTTTACCGAAGATATATCTATTTACTCCATACTTATAATGTGTATTGGATTTGCTACCTGATTTAACATTGAACAAATCAATAGCGATTATATCCTTTTTACATCGGTCAATTATCTTTTGAGCTTTTCTTCCTTTTGCTGAATCAATAATGACTTTGTCCGTTTCGAATGATGTTTTTATTTCTTTTGCTAATAGCTTTGAACATAAAGGACAATATCCATATTCAATTCGTCTATTGTAATAATCTTCAGAATCCTTTAATAATTTGACCGTTGTATTGCGTGAACTTCCACAGCAATATAACATATCTTTCAACTACCCCATATACGCACAGTTATTCCGTAACCTTAACGAATATCATCATTCTTTCACCCGACCGAAGTCGCCTACACGGAACTGCATATTCAAGTTACTCTATTATTATCTCTCTTTTAAACACACTTTGCAACCTTGTGGTAATATCGTGATATGTCGTGTATATACAAATTGTAATTGTTCTTAATATTTGCACTTACAAGTAAAAAAACGACATACAAAACGACACAAAGAGCGACAAACTGCAACGCTGGCTAATAAAGGTATATAGCCTAAAGTGCGACACAAAGAGCGACACAAAAGTTGACAGTCTGATGACAAACAAGCGACAAACTGATGACAACAAGTAAAGAAATAAACAATATAAACAAATAAACAATTATTTATTTATAGGGCAAAAAAATAAAAATTTTTACTATTCAAGGACAAAGCGACATTATGTCACTTTGTTTTTTTGTTTAATAGGAAAAATCAAAGATTTTTCTATTCAACAAAAAATGCTATAATCGCTATTGCCTTTGAGATTTTCTCATTACATTCGGAAACTCAAATCGGCGAGAAGAAAAGTGTGGCGAAGCCACTTTTCTTATTGAATAGGAAAAATCGAAGATTTTAACTATTCAAGAAGAAAACGACAAAGACAACAAAAATAACCCTAATGAAAGGGCAAAAAATCAAAGATATTTAATTACCATCATACTGGTAAACAATGCCAGTATAACCAATAAAATATTTAGGTTTCATTAAACCATTACACTTTTCACAATGAAACATAGGAGGATAAGTAGGGTCACCAGGATCCATCATATCCATTTGCAAAACAATATCAGTAGGAATAAACTCATGAGTTTTGCATTTAGTACAAATAAATTCAGTTTTGTTAGGTCTTTTCAAAGCGATACCTCCTTAAAATACTCAAGAAGAATTATACGACTTTTGAACAAGATAGTCAAAGTGAAAAGTGTGACCACAAGAGCAAAGTAATGGGTCATGTTTAAAAGAAAGTTCAATACGACAACGCCAGTTTTTAAGCTGCTTTCTAAATTCA